GTAACATTAAGGTCAAGGCAAGTAAGGATATTCCTGAGCATGCATTACAAGCTATCAAGAGCATTAAGACTGTTACCAAGACCGATAAGGAAGGTAATAGTTATACAACTATTGATATTGAGCTTTGGGATAAAGTGGGTGTTCTAAGAATCCTTGCAAAAGCATCAGGGCTATTAGATAATCCAGAAGAATCAGATAAACCATCTGTGATTGGTATTAACGTTAAAGCACCGGAGACAACAACGTATTATGAAGAACCTGAACAGTCCAGCGAGATTGAAAGCGATGAAGGCCTTGGAGGAGTTCAAGGAGAAGAGGAAGAACATGAATCATAAGGATTGGATAAAAAAAGTATTAGACAAGCCTGAAGCACATTTTGAAATCGTGGTCAGATTTGCACAAGAAGCACAAAAGAGATTAGGAAATAAAGATGAGTGATCCAAAAGACATCCAAGTTGGTGGCGACCATTACAAGCGACATACCATTCAACCTATAGATGTAATGCAAGAGTATTTATCAGATGAGGCCTATGAAGGGTTCTTATATGGTAATATAATAAAGTACGCACTAAGATGGAAAAACAAAAACGGTGTTGAGGATTTGAAGAAGTTACAACACTATGTCGCCTTTTTAGTAAAACAACTGGAGACTAAAGATGGAACTAAAAGCGGAGATTGAGCAATTGCGTGATGAATTTGCCATGGCGCATATGAATAATAATAGAGTTATGAAGATTATTGATGCACTATGGAAAGAAAACCTAGATCTGAAAGCTAAGATGATGATGAAGTTTAAAGACATAGACGATGAGCAATAAAAAAGAACGTAGTAAAAGAGCAATTGCTGGACCAGGGATTGATCTTGACTTCAGTGGCGCATTAACAACCTACGGCTTTCTCCAAAGCAATGCATTTGTTCGCGGACTTATGGGGCCAGTAGGATCGGGTAAATCCTACGCATGCGCTGCTGAAATCATGATGAGGGCAGTCAGGCAAAAACCTTCACCTGTTGACGGCATTCGTTATACACGATTTGTTATTGTGCGTAACTCTTACCCAGAATTAAAAACAACAACGATTAAAACATGGCAGGAACTCTTTCCTGAAAACACTTTTGGTCCGATGTTATATACTCCTCCGATTACACATCACATACGCCTACCCTCCCGAGGTGATGCTGCTGGTATCGATTGCGAAGTTATCTTCCTAGCATTGGACCAACCCAAAGACGTCAGAAAACTGTTGTCTTTAGAACTCACAGGAGCGTGGGTCAATGAAGCAAGAGAATTACCTAAGGCTGTTATCGATGGTCTTACTCATCGTGTGGGTCGGTATCCAACAAAAAAAGATGGTGGACCTACGTGGCATGGAGTATGGATGGACACCAACCCGATGGATGATGATCATTGGTGGTTCAGATTATCAGAAAAAGATCAAATTAAAGGTAAGTATGGATGGGACTTCTTTAAACAACCAGGCGGTGTTATCGAAGTAGAACCAGAGGCTTTACCTGACAACCCAGAAGCTAACGATCATATCTTTGCAGGCGGTCGTTGGTGGACCATTAATCCTAAAGCAGAGAACGTAAATAACTTACCAGGTGGATATTACAATCAGATGTTAGGTGGTAAAAATCTAGACTGGATCAGATGTTATGCAGAAGGTAAATACACATACGTTCAAGAAGGACGACCAGTATGGCCAGAATATGATGACAACTTAATGAGTTCATCAGAAGTGGAATACGATCCAACGCAACCATTGCAGATAGGATTAGACTTCGGTTTAACACCGGCAGCCGCAATCGGGCAACGATTAGCTAATGGCCGTTGGATTATTCTACATGAGATTGTTACAGAAGATATGGGGCTTGAAAGATTTGGTCAACAGCTACTTGCTGAGATCAATGCACGCTACCCTAAAGCACAAATCAATGTATGGGGAGATCCGGCTGGTATGCAACGTGATGCCATTTATGAAGTCACTGCATTTGATTACTTACGTACTTTAGGATTACGCGCACAACCGACAGCATCAAACAACTTTAAAGTCAGACGTGAAGGTGCAGCCGCACCCATGCAAAGATTAATTGCTGGCAAACCAGGATTGATTGTACATACCTCTTGTAAAAAAATACGTAAATCATTAGCCGGTGGTTATCACTTTAAACGAATTGCTGTAGGCGCAGGTCAAGAGCGATTTAAAGATGCACCGAATAAAAATGAACACTCACACATTGGTGATGCATTTGGTTACCTACTTCTCGGAGGTGGTGAACATAAGCGTATGACTAAATCTCCATTACAACAAAATACACTGATTGCTCAAACGGTGGTTCGATCAGACTTTGATGTATTCGATTGATCCAAACGACATCAGGAAATACTTTCCTAAATTAAAAAACGGAGGCTACGTACCATTTCAACCTAGTCATCTTATTAACTTCAAAGGATATGATAACTATGGGACTACGTCAACTGCGAATCAGGACAGAGAACGGAATATTATCCATCAGTCTACACTTGGTCCTACTATTACTGCGTACATTAACAATCGTGTTGTTGCTATTTTTGGGTGTGTTATCATTTGGAATGGGCTTGGCGAGGCGTGGTCTTTATTTGATCAGCAAGCTAGACGATACCCAATAGCTATGACTAAGGGTGCTAATGCATTCTTTGATATCTGCGAGATATTATTTACTTTACATCGTATACAAATTACGGTAAGATCCAATGATCAACGTGCTGTTTCATGGGCAAAGTTCTTGCATTTTAAACAAGAAGGATTGTTGACCGAATACAGTTCAGATAAACAAGATTATTATATGATGAGGAGATCCTAATGGGTGGTTTAGTTGGTGGCGGTAAGCCAGACACATCAGCAGCAGAAGCGCAATTAGCTGCACAACGCGAAGAAACAGCAAGAGCAAGAGAAGCTGCTCAAGCAGAAAAAAGAGATCTACAAGAACAAATGGCAGCTAAGCAACGTGCAAGACGTGGCGGTGGTAAGCGTATGCTATTATCTGATACACGATTAACTCCTGAATTAGGTATTGACGAAGAAAGTACATTAGGAACCAGTAAGTAATGGCAGCCCTTGACTTTGGTATGGCATTAGCAAGAGGGATGCTTCCTGAGGCTAAAAAAGCACAAGAAGATTTGCTCAATCTTGCGGGTGGTCGTAATATCTTTAAATCTGAAGACTGGTGGAACAAAGCAGTTGATAAGCAAATATCGTCTGGTTATCGTGAATCAGAAAAAGGTACAGAATACATGACCAAGTCTGGTCAATATGCATTAGGCAAAAGAACACGACAACCAGCTAAAATTTATGATTTTGGTGGTGCAAGATATGCATACAATGCTCCAGAAAATGCACTCATTACTGGATATACACAACCAGTCGGAAGTTACATGTTTAATCCACAACCAATATATGAAACAAGACAAGTAGATGTTTATGGACAATCTGGACGTAAAGACTTTACTGCTGGTGAATTATCTGATATTGAATCAGTAGCTAAGCGTGGAGCTGAAGAAGCTAAGCGTGAAACTGCTGCATCAAAAGCAGGACGTAAAAGATTAGCGCGAGGCACGGGTGGTTTAGTCGGTAAAGCAGTTGGCCCAGACACAACTGGATTGCCAGCATTAGGCTCAGGAGGTTTGGGTTTAACAGCGTCACTTCTTGGAACAGAAACTAAATTATGATTGAATGGCATGAAATATATTTTGCTCCTATTAATCTTTATAACGCACCTAGGATGGGCTATGAGTCTTAAATCATTACGTAAAGAACTATTAACTGACGAAACATCAGTTGCTGCATTAGATAAAATGATTGCTAAAAAGCAATCTGAGTATGGTGATGCTGTGACTCGTGAATCTATTGTAGATAAAATCTTACTTCCTATTGCAGCAGTAGAAACAGGAAATCGTTATGATCCTAAGACGGTGCAGTATGTTGAGGACAAAGTCACAGGTGAGGTAACTCCAACTGGAAAAGGCAAGGGACTGTTTCAATTTGAACCTGAGTCTATGAAGACTGCTTTAATCAGAGCATCTCGTTATACACAAGATAAATTTGTAACAAAACATATTCAGAATAAAGATTTTGATGCGACTAAGCTTAGCTCAGGCGAGCAAGCAGCAATTTTAGTTTATGACCTGATGGAGAAAAAAGGTGCTGACATAGGGTTAGTTTTAACTAATCAAGCTCCGATTTCTACATTCTGGGAAAAGTTTCATTGGGCAGGCCATAAGAAATCTAGCACATTAGGGGTGATGAAGAAGCGTCTGAACTTTCAATTGAAAAACTATAAATACAATCAAGAACTAGAAGATATTAAGAAAGGCAAATGATGGAAGATAAGTTTAAAAAGAAAGTACATAAGGTTATGAAAGAGTACAAATCTGGTAAACTGAAGTCTGGATCAGGTGCAACTGTAAAAAGTAAAGATCAAGCAGTTGCAATCGCAATGTCTGAAGCACGTAAGGGAAAAAAGTAATATGTGGTCACATCACTTTTACTGGGGATTTAACATTGGATTCGAGATTTACGAAGGCGAAGTTGATGGTGCGCCAGTAGATTACTTTCTAGTTAACATTGGTCCGCTTAGAATACAGAAAGCAGAGTGGGCTTAGTGGATTCATATAGAGGCGCGTACTCAACAAGAAATGTTGAACAGGTTCGCTTAATTGAAGGCCAAGCTTTTTCTACTGGATACGTATATGACTTTGATACTCCATTAGCAGCTGGTAGTAGTATTGATATAGCAATTGCTTTTCCTCAAGGATTAAATCCAATATTTAGCATCTCTGGATTATGTGCTGGTAATGCAATGGGTTATTTATATGAGAATGCTGTCGTCAGTGGTGGAACATCATTACCCATTATTAATCGCAATAGAGCAAGTACGATTGCAAGTAAAGGCGTAGCGATTGTGAACCCTACTGTGACATCAACAGGCACAACAATATTACAAGAAATATTAACAGGCGGTATAGGTAAAAAAGGTGGCGGTGGAGAAGTTGGTGGTAACAATATTGTATTCAAAGGATTAACAACTTACTTGTTTAGATTAACCAATGCAGATGTAAATAATAACCCACATGCTGCTGAAATTATATTAAGCTGGACTGAATAAAGGAAAAATAGATTATGATGAGATTAAAAGCCGAAGATGTATTAAAGCGACACGATAAAGCTTTAATCAAAAAAGAAGACTTTAGAAGTCTTTACGAAGAAGCTTACGAATTTGCTTTACCTCAACGTAATCTTTATGATGGACATTACGATGGCGGTGTAGGTGGTACCAAGAAGATGAATCGTGTATTTGATTCTACCGCTATTAATTCTACACAAAGATTTGCTAACCGCATGCAATCTGGTATCTTCCCTCCACAACGTAAGTGGTGTCGATTAGAACCCGGATCAGACATTCCTGAAGATCGTAAAGCAGAAGCCCAAGGTGCATTAGATATGTACAATGATAAGTTGTTTGATACATTAAAGCAATCTAACTTTGATATTGCGATTGGTGAATTCTTACTTGACTTATCTGTAGGTACAGCTGTCATGATGGTGCAACCTGGTGATGACATTAATCCTATTAACTTTATCCCAGTACCACAGTTCTTAGTATCCATCGAAGAAGGTGCTAATGGTCAGATCGATAATGTGTATAGACGTATGAGAATCAAAGGCGAATCTATACAGCGTCAATGGCCTGAAGCTAAAATACCACAAGACTTACAAACTAAGATTGATAAC